AAAAATAATAATATTATGGATGATAAAGAGTTAAATATAAAACAACCCAAACACTATACCCACAATGGGATAGAACCCATAGATTACATTATAACTAACAAACTAGATTTCTGTGAAGGCAATGTGGTTAAGTATATTAGTAGGTGGAAACAAAAGAATGGTGTGGAAGATTTAAAAAAAGCTAGACAGTACTTAGATTTCTTAATAAATAAACAATTGGAGAATTAAAATGGCGGTAGTACAAGGATATAAATTTACTGTTCCTAAAGATAAAATGAACAAAATGACTAATGTACTTGAGGGCGACAGAATAAAAAAAGTTATTCTTGGTTTACAAAAAGGAGAATCAGATGCTAAATTAAAAAAATATTTAGGAGATGAATTTCCAAAAGGTACATTAGATATAATAAAAAAGGAATTAGGTTTAAAATGATTAACTTAATAGCTCCAATCGTAAGTTTAGGTAAAACATGGCTGGAGGGTAAGCAAGAGCTTAGTAAAGCAAAGCAAGAAGCCCAGCTAGTCACCACTAAGGCTCAAGCCGAAATATCACGCAAAGTAGCAGCTGGTGAACTAGAGTGGAATCAAACTATGGCTCAAGCTAGTAATAACTCTTGGAAGGACGAGTGGCTAACAATTCTGGTATCCATTCCCCTAATACTAGCATTTACGGGTCACGCTGACATTGTCACACGTGGCTTTGCTGCCCTTGAGTCCATGCCTGATTTCTATAAAACTGCAGTAGGTGTTGTATTTGCTGCATCCTTTGGTGTACAACAAATGACTAAGATGTTTAAAAAATAACTAATGAGGTAGCTCCTGATGACGGATAAAGCTATAGTAAAGAAAAAAGGTAGACCTAAAAAAGATTTAATAAAATCTAAAAAGAAAGGTAATAGAGGTGCAGTAGGTAGACCCAAAGGGGATGCTGATGCAATTAGGGAATACAAAGCTAGATTGCTAGCCAGCCCTAAGTCCAGAAAAGTTATTGATAGCATAATGAATGCAGCATTGGATGATAATCATAAATCACAATCAGCTGCTTGGAAGTTACTAATAGACCGTATTATGCCTTTATCGTACTTTGACAAAGATAAAAACATGGGTGGTAAAGCTGCAGTAAACATTACCATTACCGGTGTGGGTGGTGAAACAACTATCATTGGTAATGGAGAAGAACCCACAGATATAACTGATATAACTGATGTAGTGGAGGTTACTGACCATGACGGTAGTAAAGAAGAAAAAGAAAGTAGTTAAGAAAAAAACTTATAAAGTACTACATGGTAAACAAGCCATAACTGCTATAGAAAAGAAAGAAAAAAGAAAGTTAAGTTACAAAGAAAAAAGAGTAGTTGAGTTAGAAGGTTATGTAGACGGTATCTATACCTGCACTAAAGGTATAAAGACCACAGGGGTAGGACAAACAGGTAAATGGTTAACTAAAACTTTTAAGGAATCTTTTAAGTATCACGAAGATTTAACCAAGAAATTAATACCTAGTTATAATGAACTGCCAGAAATACTACAAGCTGAGTTAGTACAATCCACTTATCGTGGTGACTTAGGTGGTAGCCCTAGTGCAGTAGCTTTATTTAATAAGGGTAAATATATATTATCAGCACAAGAGTTTTTGAGTAATGCTGAATATGAAGATGAAGATACCCCTAAACAAATAAAAGATAGGATGGTAGCTACAGCAAAAGCAATAGGACTATACGAGGGTAAAGCTTGAGTACTGACTTAAATATAAAACTATTGAGCTGGCAACAAAAAGTTTGGAATAGTAAATGTAGATTTAAAGTAGTAGCTGCTGGTAGACGTACAGGTAAAACATTACTAGCTGTATATTTATTATTATATTATGCCCTACAAGCAAAAGCTGGACATGTGTTTTATGTTGCCCCAACACAAGGACAAGCTAGAGATATTATGTGGCAAGTATTACTGAGTATAGGCAATCCAGTAATTAAAAATTCACATATAAATAATTTACAAGTAACCTTAATTAATGGTGCTACTATATCATTAAAAGGTGCTGACAGACCGGAAACCATGAGGGGTGTATCCCTTAAGTACTTAGTAATGGATGAGTACGCAGATATGAAACCGGAAGTGTGGGAACAAATATTAAGGCCTGCCCTAGCTGACCAAAAAGGCGGAGCTTTATTTATCGGTACACCAATGGGTCGTAACCATTTTTATGATTTATATAAGTTTGCTGAAATGGATAATGATACTTGGAACGCTTGGCATTTTACTTCGTATGACAATCCATTATTGGATGCAAGTGAAATAGATGAAGCTAAAAAAAGTATGTCCTCTTTTGCATTTAGACAAGAGTTTATGGCTTCCTTTGAAGCACAAGGCTCTGACTTGTTTAAAGAAGAATGGATACAAGTAGGTACGGAAGAACCTAATGAAGGTAGTTATTATATAGCTATTGATATGGCAGGCTTTGAAGAAGCTACAGCTAAGAAGAAAAAGAAAACCAAGCTAGATAGTACATCTATTGCTTGTGTTAAAGTAAGTGAATCAGGTTGGTGGGTAGACGAGATTATACATGGTCGTTGGACTTTTGAAGAAACTGCCGAAAGGATATTTGAAGCAGTAGAAAGATATCAACCATTAGGTATAGGTATTGAAAAAGGTATAAGTAAACAAGCTATTATGTCACCCCTTACTGATATGATGCGACAAAGAAATATGTTTTTTACCATACAAGAATTAACACATGGTAATAAACGTAAAGTGGATAGGATTGTTGCAGCATTACAAGGTAGGTTTGAACATGGTACAATAACAATTAACAAGGGTGAATGGAATATAAAATTTTTAGATGAGCTGTTTCAATTTCCTAACCCACAAGTGCATGATGACTTGGTTGATTCACTAGCTTACATTGACCAATTAGCACAAATAACATACTATTATGATTTTGAAGAAGATAATTTTGAAGCACTTGACACTATAGCGGGATACTAAATATGAATAATGATAATGAAATGTACACTAAAATGAGTTTAAAAGATTGGATTAGTGATAAATGTATGATGTGGAGAGACCACTATCAAAGCAATTATCAAGAAAAACATGATGAATATTACCGTATATGGCGTGGTATATGGGATAAATCTGACAGTATGAGAGAGTCAGAGCGTTCAAGATTAATTAGCCCTGCAACCCAACAAGCTGTAGAGTCAGCAGTAGCAGAAATAGAAGAAGCTACTTTTGGTCGTGGTAAGTTCTTTGATATTAAAGATGACTTCCAAGATAATAATCCAGCGGATGTAGCAATCATAAGAAATCAATTAGAAGAAGATATGCATTTTGCAAAAGCTCGTAGTTCTATTGCAGAATGTTTATTAAACTCTGCTATCTTTGGTAATGGTATTGGTGAACTAATACTAGATGAAATGACAGAATTAAAAACTACTAGTCAACCTCAACCTGAGATGGGCTTAACAGCAGTTGGTGTAGAGAAAAAGGAAAGAGTTATAGTTCGTATAGACCCTATCATGCCACAAAACTTTTTAATAGACCCCCTAGCTACTAACGTAGATGATGCATTAGGTGTGGCTATAGAAAAAATGGTATCAATGCATAGCATACAACAAGGTATTGATTCCGGTATTTATCGTGATGTAGAAATAGAAAGTATTACTAGTGATTCTGATTTAGAAGATGCTAGTAAAGTTAGTATGTTAGATACACAGGATATGATTAAGCTAACTAAATATTATGGCTTAGTACCAACAGATTTATTAGAAGATGAAGATATGCCTGAAGCAGATGAAAATGAAGTTGTAGAGTTTCCAACAATGATTGAAGATGAAGAAGGTAATAAAACAACTTACACAGAAGCTATTGTAGTTATAGCTAATGACGATACAGTTTTAAAAGTAGAACGCAATCCATACATGAAAAAAGATAGACCAGTTATTGCATTTTCTTGGGATACTGTACCATTTAAATTCTGGGGGCGTGGTATTTGTGAAAAAGCTTACAATTCACAAAAAGCATTAGACACAGAAATGAGAGCAAGAATAGATGCTTTAGCACTAACTGTACACCCTATGATGGGTATAGATGCTTCTCGTATGCCTAGAGGTGCTAAGTTAGATGTTAGACCGGGAAAAACTATTTTAACTAATGGTAATCCTAAAGAAGTTTTAACACCTATGAACTTTGGACAACTAGACCAAGTAACTTTTAGTCAAGCATCACAACTACAAACTATGATACAACAAGCTACAGGTGCTATTGATTCAGCTGGTATTCCCGGCTCTATTAATGGAGAATCAACAGCAGCTGGTATATCTATGGGATTAGGTGCTATTATTAAAAGACATAAGCGTACTTTAATTAACTTCCAAGAAAACTTTTTAATTCCGTTAGTTGAAAAAGCTGCTTGTAGATATATGCAATTTGAACCTGAACTATACCCTGCAAAAGATTATAAGTTTGTAGCTTCTAGTTCGTTAGGTATTATTGCTCGTGAGTATGAAGTAACTCAGTTAGTACAGCTACTACAAACAATGTCACCAGAATCTCCAATGTACCCAATGTTAGTTGAGTCTATTGTAGATAATATGGGATTAGCTAATAGAGAAGCTATTATAGCACAACTAAGACAAGTTAATCAGCCTAACCCTGAACAACAACAAATGCAACAAATGCAACAACAAATGGCTATTGAGCAAGCTAAATCTAGTATTGAAAACCTTAAAGCTCAAACTGCAGAGATTGTATCCAGAATACAACAAAACAATGTTGAAACTCAGTTACTACCTATAGAGGAAGAAACTAAAAGAATAGCAGCATTGGCTAAGTCTGTGGGATTAGATGAATTTGAAAAACTTGTTAAATACGCTGAGTTAGAACTAAAAGAAAAAGAGTTAGATGTTAAAGAGAAAATATCTAAATCACAAGTAAAAATGGCTTCTGATAATAACTCTTGACAAAATAAAATAAATATGATATAATAAGGAAATGATAATAGACCCTGAATTAGAAAAATATTATAACAATTACTTAGAACTCTTTATGGCTGATGGTTGGAAACAGTTTAAAGAAGATACTGAAAATGTTATGAAATCTATAAATCTATTAAACCTTGAAGATGCAAAGCAATTGCATTTAGCACAAGGACAAATGGAAATACTGAATTGGATTCTTGATTGGGAAAACTCTGTAAAAAATTCATACGAGACTTTACAATCAGAAACCATAAGTACAGAAGGACAGGAAAACTTTCAATGAGCTTAATGTTGTTTGATTTTACCTGCCCTAATGGACACACAACGGAGCATTTTACCAAATCCAATGTAAAGGAAGTACAATGCCCTGATTGTGATTTAATGAGTAATCGGATAATTTCACCTGTTAGGTTTAAATTAGACCATACCTTTCCCGGATATCACGATAAATGGGCGAGAGAACATGAGAAAGCCGGTGCTAAAAATAATTAATACCCCACAATACTTTTAAGTACGGAGACATTAAATGACTAAAGTAGCAAACCCACTTGATAAAAGTGAAGTAAATTTACAAGAAAATGAGGAGCTGGTAGACTTATTAACAGAGCTTGATAATAAACCAGAAGAAGAATCAAAAGCAGCTGATAATAATCAGGAAACTGCTGAAACAGAAGAAGTAGCTGAAGCAACTGAAGAAGTAGAAAATACAGAAAAACCAAAACTTGAAGGTAAGTATTCTGGTAAAAGTATTGAAGAAGTTGTACAGATGCACCAAGAAGCTGAAAAATTAGTAGGTAGACAAGGTGCAGAAGTTGGTGAACTTCGTAAAATTGTAGATGAATTTATTAAGAATAAGGTTAGCGAAACTAAAGAAAACTTAAGCAACAATGACAATGCTGAACCAGATTTTTTTGATAATCCAAAAGAGGCAGTAGCTAAAGCAGTATCTGGCTCTGAGGAAATGAAGCAGATAAAAGAATTACTTGTTAAGCAAAATGAGCAAGAAGTTCTTGGGAAGCTAACAACTAAACACCCTGACTATGTAGATATTATACAAGACCCTGCATTTGGTGATTGGGTGAAAAGTTCAAAAGTACGAGTAGAGTTATTAGAAAGAGCAGATAAGTATGATTTTGATGCTGCTGATGAGTTACTTTCATTTTGGAAGGAACGCAAAGGTATCGTTGAGCAGACTAAAGCTATTAATGATGAAGACCGTAAGCAGCAGCGTAAAGCAGCTTCTACCGGTGGTAAGGGTTCAGGAGAACCTGTATCTCGTAAAATCTATAAGCGTTCAGACATAGTCAATTTAATGACTAACAATCCTGAAAAATATAGAGCTAATATTAATGAAATACAAAAAGCTTATGAAGAAGGAAGAGTTAGATAATTTTAACTTTTAATTTAAAGGTGGTATAAAATGGCACTAGGTTCAAACCATGTAACAAATACTACAGCAGCTACATTCATCCCTGAAATTTGGAGTGATGAAATCATAGCAGCTTACAAGAATAATCTTGTATTAGCTAACGCTGTAAACAAAATGTCACATGTTGGTAAGAAAGGTGATACAATTCACATTCCTAAACCAACTCGTGGCTCTGCTTCTGCTAAAGCAGCTTCAACTCAAGTAACATTGATTGCAGCTACAGAAAGCGAAGTTCAAGTTTCAATAGATAAACATTATGAGTATTCTCGTTTAATTGAGGATATTACAGATGTTCAAGCACAACCTTCACTAAGAAGATTTTACACAGAAGATGCTGGTTATGCATTAGGCAAACAAGTTGATTCTGACTTAGGTTTACTATGTAAAACTTTTGGTGATGATAATGGTTCTGGTTCTGACTTTGTTCACTCAAACAGTTTTTATGTTGATGGCTCTAACGGTATTGCTGCTTATGCAGTTGATACAGTTGCAGTAACAGACGTATTTACTGATTTGGCTTTCAGAGAGTTAGTAAAAGAACTAGACGATAACGATACTCCAATGGATGGTAGATTCTTAGTAATTCCTCCATCAGTTCGTAGCACAATAATGGGCATTGACCGTTATGTATCTGCAGACTTTGTAAGTTCTAGTCCAGTACAAAACGGCTTAATTGGTCAACTATATGGTGTAGATATCTATGTATCTAACAACTTACCAGTAGTTGAAACAGCTGCAGCTAACTCAGCTTCTGCTGTTGACACAGTTGGTGCAATTATGTCTCAAAGAGATGCTATGGTTTTAGTTGAGCAAATGGGCGTTAGAACTCAAACTCAATACAAACAAGAGTATCTTGGTGATTTAATGACAGCTGATACACTTTATGGTGTTAAAACTGTTAGACCTGAATCAGGTTTAGTAATCGCTGTTTCTAAATAAGGAAACAAATCGGGGGACTACATTCGTAGTCTCCCTTTTCCTTTTTTTAATTATAAATACATAGAGGTTTAAATGGCAATATATAGAGGTGATGGTGGTGCAGGTGATGCAAATTCAGATATAACAATTAACCAAGTCACAGAAAAAGCAAGTGAAGCCTCTGCCTCCGCAACAGCCGCAGCTTCAAGTGCAACATCAGCTTCCACTTCAGCTAGCAACGCTAGTACATCAGAAACAAACGCAAGTAATTCAGCCACAGCAGCAGCCTCGTCTGCTACTAGTGCAGCTACTTCAGCAACCAATGCTAGTACTTCAGCAAGTACAGCATCAACTCAAGCGTCTAATGCATCTACTTCTGCAACTGCAGCATCAACTGCACAAACAGCAGCAGAGACAGCTAAGACAGCAGCAGAAACAGCAGAAACAAATGCTGAAACTGCAGAAACTAATGCTGCAGCAAGTGCTACCACAGCAACTACTAAAGCGAGTGAAGCATCTACATCAGCTACTAATGCAGCCACAAGTGCTACAACAGCTACAACCAAAGCTTCAGAAGCTAGTACATCTGCTAGTAATGCAGCTACCTCAGCTACTACAGCTTCTACACAAGCAACTAATGCCAGTAACTCTGCGACAGCAGCGGCTACTAGTGCAACCAATGCAGCAACATCTGCAACCGCAGCAGCGGCTAGTGCAACAGCAGCAGCAGCTGAATTAAGCACAGCAGCACTTAAAGCAAATAACTTATCAGATTTAGCAAGTGCAAGTACAGCGAGAACAAATTTAGGATTAGGTACAGCAGCAACAACTGCTAGTACAGCTTATGCTACAGCAGCACAAGGTACTACAGCAGATAGTGCTTTACAAAATATAGTAGAAGATACCACCCCTCAACTCGGTGGTAATTTAGATACACAATCATTTACCGTAGATGGTAGAGATGTATCTACAGATGGTACAAAATTAGATGGTATTGAAGCAAGTGCAGATGTAACTGATACAGCTAATGTAACTGCTGCTGGTGCATTAATGGATAGTGAATGTACATCATTGGCAGATGTAAAAGCATTAAACCAAAGTGTAACATCAAGTGCAAGTCCTACTTTTGTAACCCTTAATGCTACAACAGTAGACTTAGGTAACTGGACTGTAACTGAATCATCAGGTGTATTATATTTTGCTACATCTGGTACAAATAAAATGAAACTAGATGCTTCTGGTAATCTTACTGTAGTCGGAGACATCACAGCTTATGGTACAGTTTAATGGCGTTACAATCATCAGGTGCAATAAGCCTTAGCGAAATACAAACTGAGTTTGGTGGTAGTAATCCTATATCAATATCAGAATATTATGCTAGTGGTGCTTATGTAGCATCTGGTACAACAGGAGATAATGGTGCTATACCTACATCTGGTGAAATATCTATTGGAGATTTTTATGGAGCAGCAGCGGTTACAAGGGTGACAATTACATTAACTACAAGTGCTGATACAAATGGATATAACATCTTTAATAACAGAGGTGGTACATATGTTGCTGGGCAATCTGACATAACTCTTGTTAATAATGCAAATATTTATAGTACATCTGGTGTTGCTTTAGATACAGGAACAGGTTGGACTGCTGGTGATACTATTACAATTGATAACAATGCTTTAATTGTTGGACACGGTGGTGATGGTGGTAATGGTGGGAATTTAAACTCAACACACGCAAGTTCAAATGGAACAAATGGTGGAGCTGGAAGCACAGCATTTAATTTACAATATAACATTACTTTAGACAACACAGGTGGAACTATCTCAGGTGGTTCTGGTGGTGGTGGTGGTGGTGGTTCTGGTGTTTCAGGTCAAGCTGTAAAAGGTGGCACAAATTATGGTGGTTGCACAGGTAGTGGAGGTGGTGCTGGTCGTGCTTCTGCTAGTGGTGGCTCTAAGGGTACAGGTACTGCACAAAATAGCACAACACAGGGTAATAATGGTAATGCTTCAAGTATTACAAATCTAGGTACAGGTGGAGCTGGCACAACAAACACAGCTTGGGGTACAGCAACAGGTGGAGCTGGTGGTAATGGTGGAGCTAATACTGCAAGTGCTGGTGCAAATGGTGCTGGTGGTAGTGGTACTAGTGCATCTTCTGGTGGTACAGGTGGAGCTGGTGGAAAAGCTGTTAATCTGAATGGTAATTCTATAACATATACAGCAACAGGAACAATTTATGGAGCGGTATCGTGATTTTATTTAGAGCATTTATAAATAATAAAAAAGTAGTCAACAGAGTTTATTGGGCTGGTAGTGAAGATGCAGAAACAGTAGCAGTTAAGAAAAGAGTTACTGATGTATTTACCAACGAAACATTCCCATTTCCTATTATGATATGGGGTGTCAATATGGACGACAATGTAATTACTTTCCATCAATGTTCAGTAGAACAAGACCATAAAGACAGCAGTAAATTCCAAAACAGTTTATTACTTGATGCAGATTTTATGAGATATATCTATAATCTTGATACACAAACTAAGACGATTGAAATATTTTATAAGCATAATCAAGCAACACCTGTTGTAGATTTAGGTGCTGGGATTACTGTATATCGTATATCAGATATATGTAATGCAAACTTTGAATTACAAAACACTCAAGCCTTATATGTTCAAGGCACAAATGATGATATATGGGCGTGGGCTACATCATTAAAATCTGATGTAGTTATGCCTATTTCTAAAGATAAAACATTACACGAGAAAGATTCATATAAATTTCAATTTAATAGTGCTGGTGAATTGCAGTCAGTTCAATTGTTTGCACACCTAGAAAGATATATGGTGTATGGAAAAGGAGAAAACTTGTTTGTTGAATATACCTGTGATTTTGCAGATGAATTAACTAATCTTGCTGATACAGAGATTGTTATACCTAACTATGATAATCACGGCAACAGAATTGCACAAGAAGTTAATAAAGAAGATATTAAAGAATATATAATGATTCCTAAAGAAGATGGAAGTGGTGGCTATGATAAAGTTCTTCTCAAAGATTTATAATCAATGTGGTATTGGTTCTAGCCATGTGATTACTAGAACTGGCAATCCCATGTTAAAACGGTGGGGTATTTGGACACCATATTTTACTGTATTATTTTCTAAAATATTTGCAATTAAACAAATACCACATAATCACGAAGGTTCTTTTATATCTTTTTTATTGTGGGGTTCATATACAGAAGTTGTAAATGGTATTGCAACAAAAAAGAAATGGATTAATAAGTTATCGCATAATCAGTTTCACGAAATAAAAGCAAATAAACCTGTATATACATTAATGTTTATGGGTGTTATTAAAAATAAAATAACATCTGGTATTGTTAATAATAAAGTAATACCATCAAATAAAATTGTAAGGGGATACAAATGAATGAAAAACAAAAATTTTTAACGGAAGCTGACATAGATAGAATAGCAGAAAAAGCAGCTGGAAGAGCATTAGAAAAAGTATATGCTGAAGTTGGTAAAAGTGTATCTAAAAAACTAATGTGGATTATGGGTGTTGTATCTATAAGTTTAATAGTATGGCTATCTAGCTTTGGTGGTATAACTAAGTTATAAGGAGGCAATATGTATAAACTTGCAAAAATAATGGCGGCACATCCAAATAGGAAAATCAATGGTCAGTACAGAAGATTGTACTATCGTGGAAGGATGCCACATAAATTATGACAGATAAGAAAAAAGACAGCAGGTTAAAAAAAGCAGGTGTATGTTGTTATAATAAACCTAAACGTACCCCTAACCATCCTAAGAAATCTCATGTAGTAGTTGCTAAACAAGGTGATAAAATAAAAACTATTAGGTTTGGAGAGCAAGGAGCTAGTACAGCAGGTAAACCTAAATCAGGGGAGTCAGCTAAAATGAAAGCAAAAAGAAAATCATTTAAAGCTAGACATGGTAAAAATATAGCTAAAGGAAAAATGTCAGCAGCTTATTGGGCGAATAAAGTAAAATGGTAAAAAAGAAAACAAAAAAAAGTACAGTAAATAAAGCAGGTAATTATACTAAACCTACTATGCGTAAAAATCTTTTTAACAAAATTAAAGCAGGTAGTAAGGGTGGTAAGCCCGGACAATGGTCAGCTCGTAAAGCTCAAATGTTAGCTAAACAATATAAAGCTAAAGGTGGTGGTTATGTCTAATAAAACTAAAAGACAACAAAGTTTAACTGATTGGACTAATCAAAAGTGGAGAACATCTAGTGGTAAACCTAGTAATGGTAAAAGAAGATACTTACCGGATGCAGCTTGGAATGCTTTAACACCCGCTGAGAAAAGAGCTACTAATGCTGCTAAAGCAAAAGGTAATAGAAAAGGTAAACAGTTTGTAGCACAACCTAAAAAGGTAGCAAAGAAAGTAAAAAAGTACCGTACAACATAGGAATATAAAATGACATACTTACAAGTAGTAAACAATATTTTAAAACGATTAAGGGAAAGAACTGTAGCATCTGTAAATGAAACAACATACTCTAAATTAATAGGGGTGTTAGTTAATGATGCTTTAATAGATGTAGAGAATGCTTGGCATTGGTCAGGACTTCGTAATACACTAACAGCTACCACTTCCAATGGTATATTTAATTATGAACTTAATGGTACACAGAATAGATTAACAGTATTAGATGTTATAAATGAAACTGATGATTTTTTCTTAAAACAAAAAAGTTCACATGATTTTAATAATTTATTTTTAAATACAGAACCAGCAACAGGCTCACCCTATTACTATTGTTTTAACGGTATAAGTTCTGACGGGGATACACAAGTTGATTTATATCCAATACCTGATAAAGCTTATACGATTTACTTTAATGTAATATTAAGAAGTGCAGAATTAGAAAGTGATGCAGATACTTTTAGCGTACCAACTAAACCTATTGAACTATTAGCTTATGCACTAGCTGTAGAAGAACGTGGAGAAGATGGTGGTGCTACTACAACAAGTGCATATGCTAGAGCAAACAATGCCTTACAAGATGCTATAGCTTTAGATGCAGCTAAACACCCAGAAGAAAGTATTTGGTATGAAGCTTAATTACTTAGGAATTATTAAATAATGTCAAAACAAATATTAACAGCATCATTAGTAGCCCCAGCATTCTTAGGTTTAAATACCCAAGAGTCTAGTGTAGCTAATGACCCTAGCTTTGCTTTAGAAGCTAATAACTGTATTATAGATGAATTTGGTAGATTAGGTGCAAGAAAAGGTTGGTTATATCGTACTACTTCCGGTGGTACAGGTGTTAACTTAAAAGGTATGCACCCCTTTTTAGATATAGCAGGAACTAATACTTTAGTGTCTTGGTCTAGTACTAAATTTTATACAGGACTGGCTACATTAACAGAACGCACCCCTACTACTACTGATACTATTAGTGCTGGTAATTGGAGTAGTGCAACACTAAACGATATAGCATATTTCTTCCAAAGAGATTATAAACCTTTATATTACACAAATGAAACTACACCTAATGAATTTAAAAGTATAGACCAACACACAGGAAGTTCAGGAACACCACCAGAAGCTAATATAGTTATGTCAGCCTTTGGTCGTTTATGGGCTGCTGATACTACAACTAATAAAACTACAGTATACTTTACTGATTTATTACATGGATATAAATGGGGTGGAGGTAGTTCTGGTTCTTTAAACATAGCTGGAGTTTTACCTAAAGGTCAAGATGTAATTACTGGTTTAGGTGAAATGAATGGTAACTTAATTATATTTTGTAAAAACCATATTATTATATATTCAGATGGAGATAACTTTGCATCTACTATTAGTACAACTTCTTTAACTTTAGTTGAGGTTATTTCAGGGGTAGGGTGTATAGCTAGAGATAGTATTCAAAATACAGGAACTGATATTGTATTTTTATCGGCAACTGGATTACGTTCATTAGGTAGAACAATACAAGAAAAATCTCAACCATTAAATGATTTATCTAAAAATGTAAGAGATACATTTATGGATATAGTTAATAGAGAAAGTGACCTAGGTTTAGTTAAATCTTGTTACTTTCCTGAAGAAGCTTTTTATTTAATTAGTTTACCGGAAGCAGCACAAGTATTTTTATTTGATACTAGGGGTACTTTAGAAGATGCTTCATTAAGAGTAACTACTTGGAATAATTTAAGTCATACTGATTATGTTTATGATGCTACTAGTAAAGTTATGTATCTAACACAAACAGATGGTATAGCTGAGTATAGTGGTTATAACGATAATGGTAGTGCATATACCATGTCATACTTTACTAATCATTTTGATTTTAATAAACCTAATATACTTAAATTAATAAAGAGAGCAGCAGTTACAGCTATTGGAAGTTCATCACAACCTTTTACTTTAAAGTGTGGTTTTGATTATACAACTAATTATTTTAGTTTTCCATTTACTTTAAGTCAATCAGCAGTATCAGAGTACGGTATAGCTGAGTACGGAAGTAATGCAGCAACAATAGCAGAGTATCATTCAGGTATTTCTTTGGAAAGACTTGATTCTTCTATATCAGGTTCAGGTTCAATAGTACAACTTGGTATTGAAACAACAATAGATGGGGCGTTATTAAGCGTTCAAAAACTAGACATTTACACTAAACAGGGTAGGATTATATAATGAGTAATTATTCAAAAACAACAGACTTTGCAGCAAAGGATGCGTTATCTACAGGTAATGCAAATAAGATTGTAAAAGGTACAGAGATAGATGATGAATTTGATGCCATACAGACAGCAGTAAACAGTAAAGCTGATACTAATAATGCTGCTTTAACAGGTACACCAACAGCTCCAACAGCTAGTGCTGCTACTAATTCAACACAAATAGGCACTACAGCTTATGTAACATCTGCTATCACTACTGCAGTTGCTGCAGCTAAAGCAGCTTTATTTCCAGTAGGGACTATATACACACAAGCAGCAGTAGCTACTAACCCCGCAACCTTATTAGGTTTTGGTACTTGGGTATCATTTGGTGCAGGTCGTGTTATGGTAGGTATAGATGGTAGTGATACAGCATTTGATACATTAGAAGAAACAGGTGGTAGTGCAGATGCTATTGTAGTAAGTCATACACATACAGCAACTTCTACAGTAACTGACTCCGGACACAAACATTTATCTGCTCAAGGTACAGAGTTCCCAAGTTATGGGTCATCTGGAACTGCTGATGGCCCTAATGGTTTAAGAAGTGGAGACCCGCATGGTTTTACAGAAACTAAAACAACAGGAGTTACTGTTGCTACATCTATAGCATCAGCTGGTTCTAGTGGTACAGATGCTAACTTACAACCTTACATAGTTGTATATATGTGGAAAAGAACTGCTTAATGAAAACACCTGTAATACTTTATAAAGATTATACAATATTTACAGAACAGTACGAGGACAAATTATTTTTACATTGTGATGTTTACAAATGGAATAAAGAAACAAAGAAAAGTTTACAACATAGTTTAGATTTAATACTAAGATTATACAAACAAGATGTATATGCTTTACATGAAAACACTGATGATAACAAACATAGGAAATTTTTAGAAATGTACAAATTTGAATTATATAGCACAGAGATGGGCCTAGATGGTTTGTTACATCAGGTCTGGAGAAAACGAAATAAAACTAAGGAGATAAAAAATGGGTAGTAGTATAGGAAAAATATTAGGTGGAGAAAAAGCACAGCCAGCTAAAGCTGCACCCGGAGCTAGGTTTGAACCGTTTACATATACAGGTTTAGCGGGTACAGCAACAGGAAGAAAAGAAGGTGATTTAGGATTTAGGTTTGAACAAGAACTAACCCCTGAATTACAAGCGTTGTATGGGCAAGGTATTGCTGCAACTAGCCCCTTACTTTCTCAATACTTAGAACAGGCACAAGCCCCTATCCCTACATTTGATTTTACGGGTGATGATTTAAGAGCAAGGGAGCAACAAATATTACAAGAGCAAACTGCTTTATTAACACCTGAACTAGAAAGACAAAGACAACAATTAAGAAGTGATTTGTTTGGGTCAGGTCGTTTAGGATTACAAGTGTCAGGAGAAGCAGTAGGTGCTGGGGAAGGTACAGGAATGGTTAGCCCTGATGCTTACGGATTAGGTTTAGCACAATCTAGGGCATTAGCTGAGTTAGGGCCACAAGCAAGACAACTAGCTTCCGCAGAAAGATTACAAGACTTTGGTTTACAATCTGAGCTATATAATATAAATCAAGAAGCAAGACAACAACAACTAGTTAACTTACTAGGTGGTCTAGGGGCTAGTATGGGTACATTTAAAGATGTATTAGGTATAGAGCAAGGTTTAATTGGTCAAGCTTCTGGATTAGAACAAGCTCGTGCTGCTGCAACTGCTGGAGCATTCCAAGCAGGTACACCAGCTACAGGGCGTAAGCCGGGATTATTCGAACAAATGTTAGTAGCAGCTGCAGGTTCTGCTGGTAAAGCTTATGGAGGTGCATAATGGCAGGGATGATTAAAAATATATTTGGGTTAGATACTGCATCTATATTAGAAAAAAGAGCAGAAGAAAATAGAAAAAAAGCACTAGCAAGAATAAAAGCTGGTAATATAGACCCTACGGTAGCTATACTAGGTCAACAGTTTGGTGATATGTTAGGGCGTGGCTTAATGAAAAAGCTAGGGTATGAAGACCCTGAAATGTCTAAGGCAAAAAAAAATGAAGCTTTACAAAAAGAGTTACAGGAAGATTTAGCAAAGCTTGATAAGACAAGTTCAGATTATTACAATAGGATAGCGGAAGCATTTTTAACTAATAACGATTATCAAAGAGGAGCAGCAATGCTTGGTATAGCTCAATCTATTGATGCTAGAAATCTTAAAAAAGAAAAAGAAATAAAAGAAAAAGAAAAAGAAGATAGAGGTAAACCTTTTGTTCCCTCGTTAGCAACTAAAGCAGAAAATGATTTATATTCTAGTATTATAGATGATTCAGATTTTTCAGGTATAAATAATAAAGATGAACTTATAACTAGAATACATAATGATTTAGAAAATTATAAAGACAAGTGGAAAAAGAAACAGAAGAAAGAGGGGCGTGAAGATACTTGGGGAGGTGATAAAGATGCTGTATTAGCAATTCTTAACCAGTATAAAAATAGTGGTTTAATAGAAAAAGATAGTGATTTGATAGACGGTATGAATATACCTTTTACAAATAAGTGGGAATTTAAAAAATAAGGAGACTAAATGGCAGATTTAAATTTAATTAATGAAATAATATCTAGCCCTATTAAAGATAGTGAAACTAATGATGTGGATAAAAAATCTACAAGTTCTGTTGACCTTAGTATTCTTAATTCAGTTTTTAAAGAATCTACCCCTGAACAAATAAAAAAACAAAAAAAAGAAAAAGAAAGGAAAGAAGCTCTGGATGAAATAAGTGCTTTTAAAAAGTTTAACTACGGTTTAGATAGTACTAATAATATTCTTACTAATTCTTCTTTGTATTTAGAAAGTAAATTTCCTATGGGTACTTTCGGTAGGAACGGTACATTTTATACATCCCCTGATGAATTATATGGGGAGGGTTTTACTGACTTACCGGAAGATAAAAGACGTGAAGTTTTAATTAAGCATAGACAAAAAGAACTAAAACAAGAATATCCAATTATGTCTGCACTAAGTAAAGAGGGAAGTACTGGCTTTGCAGAAACTCTAGGTTCAATTTCAAAAATACTTGTTGACCCTACTATACTTCTTCCAGTTGGGCAGACAGTAAAAGCGGGTATTGCTACTAGTGCAGGTATAGGTGGTTTATTTTCTGTTACAGAAGATTTAGCTACAGTTGATGCTGAAATTGATAAAGAAAAATTAGCTTTATATACAACATTTAGTGGAGTAGCTGGTGGTGTTATTGTTAAAGGTTTAAATGTGTTAAGGGGTAGGAAAATAAAAAAAGAAGAAATACAAGATGCTAATTTAAAAATGGAATTTATTAATGATGCAGTATCTTTAGCTAAATCTAAAAATGTAGCTGCAAAAGATATACCTAATTTTGTACAAAAAGAATTAGGAATGTCTGCGGAAGATTTAACAAAAACAATTAATAATACATCTGTACCTTTAAAAAATTTAACATTGCCTCAAGCAAGGGTAGAGCAAGAATTACTTAAAATACATAATAAAGGCTCTCAAGGTAAAGTAAGTTTATTTACTGATGAAATAATTGGTAACATATCTACAAGAATAAAAAATGTTGCACCAAGAATATTTGGTAGATTAAGAAAACATGAGTTTAATGTGTCTACAAGAACACACAGTGAATTACAATTAATTAAAAATTTTACTAGAGCAATTAATAGGGAAAATAAAAAAACTCGTAAATTAATAGGTATGCATTTAAATAATGGTAACTATGGTAGCGTAGTAAAAATATTAAAACCTAAAAACCCTAATATTCAAAAAGATATAACTAATGTTAGAAATTTATTAAATAAAAAACAAAAAGATTTATCGGATGTAGGCTACGATATAAACGTAATTGCTAATTATTTTCCTAGAAAAGTAAAAGATTTAGACGGTATAAAAAATCTTTTAAATTCAGAACAAAGGGGTGTGATAAACAATGCCTTGTATAATAGGGCAAGAGAATTAGGATTAAAATCAGCAAAGGATTTACCAGATGATGAAGTAGTAGATATTCTTAATAAATCAATTCGAGGTTTTAATCGTCAAGTAGATGGTGCAGGTTTGGGTTTTACTAAGTCAAGAAAAATAGACACAGTCACAGAAGACATGATGAAATTTTATGATGAACCTTCTGTAGCTTTAACAAATTATATTAGACAATCAGTTAATGATATTGAACGTAGAACATTTTTAGGTAGAGTTAGTAAAGATAAAAAAATTAAACCTTATGATGAAAATATTGAAGAATCAGTAGGGAATTATATTAATCAAGAATTAAAAGCTGGTAATATTAAAATAGATGATGTTGATGATGTAACAAAATTATTAACTACTAGATTTGGTATGGGAGAAAAATCACCCAATAAAGTTCTTAAATATGTTAGGGATATAGGTTATGGTGTTACTTTGGGTAATCCATTATCTGCAATGATTCAATTAGGTGATGTTGGAGTTTCTGCTTGGATTCAAGGTAATAGAAATACTATATCTGCTTTATTTGGTAAAGCTAAAGTGTCTATGAAAGAATTAGGTTTAGATGACATAATGTCACACGAGTTAAATAATGCCATAGATACTTCAAGAATATTAGGTGGGGTATTAAAAATATCTGGGTTTAGAATGGCAGATAGATACGGTAAAAATGTTTTATTAAAGGCTGGTTATAAAAAAGCTACAAAAGCAGTGCAGTCTGAAGCAGGTACTAAATCTTTAGCAAAAAAATATAAAGAAGTATTTGGAGATGATGAATTTAATATGTTAGTGGCTGAGTTAAAAAATGGTGAAATAACAGATAGGGTTAAATTTTATTTATGGAATGAGCTATCAGATGCACAGCCTATATCAATGTCTGAAATGCCACAAGCATATTTAAATGCTCCTAATGGTCGTATATTTTATGCCCTTAAATCTTTTACAATAAAACAAATAGATTTACTTCGTAAAAATGTTATACAAGAATACAAAGCAGGTAACAAATTAAAAGCAGGTAGAAATCTTGCAGGTTATATGGTTTTAGTAGGTGGCATGAATGGTACAGTTAAAGAAACTAAAGATTGGGTTATGGGTAAGGGTTTTAATGTTGAAGATATATCAGACAATTCTATAAATCATTTATGGTCAATTATGTTTGCAAGTCAATATATACAGGAAAGATATTTATCACAAGGAGATATTGAAGGAGCTATAGTTAACACTGTAACACCCCCTTTAAGTTTACTTACAGACATAGGTAAAGATATTCATAATTTAGCTACAGAAGGTGATGTTTTACCAGAAAAAACTAT